TGTTTATATTCTTCAAATAATTTTAAAATCTCATCAGAATATTTGTCATAATTTATTTCAATAATAGTATTATCAGGGTTGATTTTATGTATTTTTATTTCTTGTCCAATTTTGAACAATACATTGTCTATCTTATCTTTTATGTTCATTCTGATTTTAAATAAAGGTATACCATAAGGGAATAGTATATCTTGATCCAGAAGTAACTTTGCTTATAATGTGATTATAGTGCATGTTACCTGGAAAAATAATTAAATCTCCAGCCTTTGGTTTAAAGATTTTATTTTGAGTGGGAAAATAATATTCTCCGCCTTCAAAATCATCATTAAGATATATAGTGACAGACATATTATTAAAATCATTTATCCCTAGATCATTGATGTGTAAATCATAAACATCATTCTTTGTCCACTCTGCAATTTTTGCACTTCTGCTTTTTACTCTAACTGGATATTCTGCCTCAATAACACCACGAACAATGTCATTGTATGTATCTATGTACGGATTTATATCCCAGTCTTTTCTAAAAGTCAGGGGATTTCCATCAGGGCTAAACTGAACTGGTTTTTCAGACGATGGCTCTGAATTCTTTATGCTTTCTATAATAGCGCTGCAAAGTTCTGGAGAAATAAAATTAGTAAAGACTTTTAAATTATCTGGCTTAGATCCTAATTTTTCAAAAACCTCATGATGAATTGTAGATCCTTCAGGCCTTCTGTCATCATTCGATATATCAAAATGTTCCATATCATTGTTGTTAGGTTGCACCTTATCGAATTCCTTTACTAGTTTTAACAATTTGCTAATATCTTTTTGATCTGTATGTATCATAAAATCATAAATATTAAATTTTTCTGCAATACCTTTAATTGCAGAAACAACCTCATCATGTGTTCCAATTATATGATGAAATTGTTTTCTTGGTGGAGCATTCTCGTCATAGATAACATTGTCTACGTCTTCAGGTTTTTCAATTATTAGCGGATCTACAATAAGGATTGGCTTTGAATTAGTTATTTTTGCGTACTGCTCAGGATTACGTAATAGATTATCATCTACGTATATGTATTCGCAATGCTTGTTTGCTATCCTGATTGTTGTGTCTGAGGAACCAACAACAGCCATATGTGTTTTATGCTGATGTTTTTCCATTAATGCCATAACCTTATCCATCCAAACTTCTGATATTGCTACCCTTTTTGCAAGGGTATCAATAAGTGAAGAGTCATGCATATAATGATCTATTACTAATTTTTCTGCAGTGCTGTTTCCTTCATCTCCCCATCTTCCAGCAACAAGGTTTACTCCAATTCTTCCAGGAGCAAAACGATTTAATGTTTCTAAAATTTTAGCAGCATAGTCAGGACTTGTTCCATATGCAGGTAAAGCAATTGTCATAATTAATTGATTTGTTTTTTCTAATGCGTCTTTTATAACTAAAGAAAAATCAATACCACCTGGACCATATGGAAGTAAAACGGACTTAACGTTTGCACCATCTAATTCTTGTGCCATACGTAGAATTCCATCAAGGTCTAGGTTTTCGATACTGTCACTTATCTGCCAGTGTCTCCTCCACATCCAGTGGAAGGTTATTGGTTTATTCGACATTAGAGCCGTCTCTCCTTTTAGTTTTAAGCCAAGATCCTATTTTACCATTACTTACTTTGGTGCGTAAAATCTCTCCAAAGGTGCCGTGTGTTATTTCAGAACCCAAATATTCTTGCCCAGTTTCAAGATCAATAACTTTCCATTTACCTGGAGCCTTAGTATGTAAGATTAAATCAATTGGATAGTCATAATCATTAACCTCAGAACCATCCAACAACTTTCTTTTTTTAATATTTTCTTGTGACAAGGCATCCCCGAATCATCTTTTAATTATACACTATATTAGATGAAAGAAAAAAATACAAATGCTGCCAAAATAACGAGGGTAGAAAGAATAATTCTTGTTTTAGTTTCTTTAGACCACTCTTTAGTATTGATCGCCATATATGCCCCTATCCTGCATAAATATATGTAAAATGTTTAAAACAAACACCAATTATGATGCCTGTCTCTTTTTCAGGCTGATTGTATTCTGCTTTGTTATCACAATAATAGCACTTCTCATCTTTCATCTATTTATTATAGCATCTTGGACAATGTTCCCATTTATCCTCAAGATCAATATCTATCATAAATATAACCCCACAACTATAGCAAAGATACTTTATCTGCTCTTTATCCATGCTCGTACCAACTGGGGGCATCGTCATCAATTGCCTCTAATATTTCTTCGGCTAATTTTCGTGCTAACCTATCCTTATGCTTTCCTTTTATTTGATCGTGAATAATTTCAATTATCGAGTCTATTTTGGATTCACGGGATAGCATAATAATATATTATATAGCGTTTTTACGTTTATTTTTATAGGGTGATGACCCTAGATAATATTTTATTATAAGCCTGATAAAAATCTGAGAGATCCATATCATTTATAACATTTTTTACATCATCATATTGTGGTAACTCTTTACTACTTACGGAATATCCTTGAGAATCTGCTAGGCGTGTCTCATATTTATCTGTAATTATATCAATTTCTAAAATATTGGCTACGGCTGAAGTAACCTCAAATGGAAATGATACTAATTGATTATAGTCTATAACTATATTGCTAATTTCTTCAAGTTCTAGGTACTGTTTGCAAGATTTGTCTATCAAACCCTTAATATTATCAAGATTTAATGAAAAATTATCTTCCATAACAAATCTTGTATCTTTTTGCTTTATAGATAAAGCAATATGTGATGTTAGTAAATCTTTTGGGTCTCTAACTATGGTTATTAATTTTAATTTATCTACCTCTAATCCACTCCAAAAACGAGTATCCCGTTTAAGCAATCCCTTAATTGCATAGCCCCAGGTTTGAGGTTTAGATTCATGATATTTTACTATTAACTTGCCAGTGTGCTGGAATATTCTTTCTTGTAAGTAATGGCTTCCAACACGTGGTAACGTAGTTATAGCCCAATCTTTTATAATATACGATTGATCATTCATGACTTATACAAACTCAAACCACATCGGAATACTAAATCTTGATCCAGATGTAATGGTTTTTACCTCGTGAGCATAGTGCATATTACCAGGGAACATTATAAGATCTCCTGCTTGAGGCTTGTGAGATATGTTATGAGTTGGAAACTCAATCTCTCCCCCCTCATAATCACTGTTTAAATATATAAGTGTTGCCATATGATTAGTACTGGTTGTACCTAAATCATCTACATGTAAATCTAAATTATCCCCTACGTCCCATCTACCGACAAATACATTTTTATTTTTTACTGGAAATCCGTATTCTTTTTCTAGTAAATCTTGTACTAATGGAACATATTTATATGTAGGCTCTACGTTTACATATGATTTTCTTGTAACAATTGGTTCAAGTTTTTCATCCCATTTAACTGGATATTCCTTTGGTATTGCAAAAGTATTTATATACTGTATTAATATTTTACATTCTCTTTCAGAAATAAAATTTTTAATAATTTTAATATTTTTTGAATCGCTACCCATTTTTTCAAAATTTTGTTTATAGATTTCAGATCTATCGAAATAGTCTGGGTGTTGTCCTACAACCTGTCCATTTACAATAAACGGAACATTTGATTTTAAAGCGTCAAAATTATAGGTACTTGTATCTTCTTCTTTTGAAATGGGTTCCATGTTTACATTATACACCATTTAAAAGTTCGGCGGTAAATAGAAATACAAACCCCTTATGCTCTAAACGAGCAATATGTTTGATAGCCTATAATATGCCTATGTCCCCAACCATTTTATACATTATCTACCACAAAGAATACAATGCCATAAAGATAGGGGTTGGAGATATAACTGGTAAAAGGTTTCGCCAGCATAGGACCAAGGGATGGAGACTGGTTTGTTATTGGTATTTTCAAGATCGGCGGGTATGTAGAAGAGTCGAATCTACAGTACTACAAACCCTAAGAGAGAGATATGGACATTATCTGGATAAGGGGGATATGCCATATGGGGGATATACGGAGACATTTAATGCCAAGAAGATAACCAAGAGAAGGTTGATTGGTTTGGTCAATAGGGCAATTAAATCTATACCGCTCGATTATTCCTCAAAAGATACCTGAGAAGACCATAAAATATCATTGGTCAAATCTACTGGATCGATAGATTTAATACCATATGATTCATAGATAGCCCTTACATCTGGGTTGTCGTCAATAGCCAGTTCTATCTTACCTTGGAGCATTTTGGCAATACCGTCCTTGAATTCATCAGACTTATCGTAATGCTCTGGATTCATTAATAGGGCATCATATTTAATGCCAAGAGATTCCAGAAGAGTTACTGTGGCATCTCTCATGGTGTCTTGTCTACCAGTTACAATGATGACATTTTCAATGTTATTTTTTACAAAATTTACTACTGCCATATTAGGTGTCATAGCCTCATCATGCCAAAAACCAGATACAAGGGTGTCATCGATATCTACAATTGCTGTGTTATATTTTTTCATATAATCTATTGTACAGTATAGTGGTTTGATATTCAAGTTATCCACAGGTTATCCACAAATAAATCTTACTGTGGATATTTCTAAATAGGGTTAAAGTGGAGTGAAGTGGGGGATAGTGGAGAATGGAGCGCTTTTTAATGCGGGGATCGTAATGCCAAACCATCAAACCCTATATCCATCAAACCCTTATACCACATATCCCCCATATCTGTCAAACCATGATATAAAGGTTTGGGCATTATATCTGCAAAACCATGGTTTGTCAAGTATCTTCGTAATATATTTATGCAGAAAAATTGCCAAAAGTCTGGGAAATTTCTGATAATTTCGTAATATGTTTTATATCCAGGAAAAATGTTTTAAAATGTTTGAAAACCAGAAAACAA